TCATAACTACTATTGTCAAACAACTGAATAATTACATCTCTTGTGGCAAAATTGTGAGTAATTGTATATGATGTATTTGTACCATCTCCAATGTTAAAAGCACTTGTTCTTGCATCTATCGCGGCTTTTGCACTTGCGGGAGTTACTGCTCTTGTTGAATCTGTACCTGTGGTTGTTTCTAAATTTGTAGCGATTTCAATAACACCTGCAACAGTTGTTGATGCACTTGCTTCATCTCCTGTATTAGAACCACTAAGAGTGCCAATTCCATCTAATTTATTTAACTCTGTAGTTGTTATAGTTGCTCCATCAAGAATATTTAATTCTGTAGTTGTTACAGTTGCACCATCGAGTATATTAAGTTCGCCTGCATCGGCAGTTACTCCATCTAAAATATTGAGTTCTGCAGGAGTAGATGTTATGGTTGTTGTTGGTGCAGTTGAAAATAGAGCAACATTACCACTTAAGTTTGGTAAAGATATTGTCCTATCTGCAGTTGGGTCAATGGCAGTTAATTTTGTTTCAAAATCATTTGCGGTAGTACCCTCAAATTGAATTGTATTGTTTTCAATTACAGAAATGGTTTCATTTGCGATTGTTTGCGTACCTGTTACAACTAAATCTCCCGGTATTGTAATTGTATCTGTATTTGCTCCTATCGTTAAATCTGATAAGGTTGCATTCAAGGCAGTTTTAACATTTGCACTATCTGTTACATCAGCACCATCTTCTACATTTAATAACGATAAAACATTAGTTTTTGTTAATGCACTTACATTTCCTGTGGTACCTGCATTGTTACCGATAATAGTATTTGCCGCTACCTGCTGATATTTTGCGTGGGTAACTTTGTTTGAACCAATAGTGGTTGCACCATCTCCTGAAGAAGTTACATCTCCTGAGTGGTTAGGGTGACTATAATTGTTTGCATTTGTAGCAATACCATCAAGTTTGGTCTTATCTCCATCGGCAAACGCACCCTCAGATGGCACAGATTGATAATCGGTATCAGCAGTTGCAGTATCGTAAGTACCTGAACCTGTCCTTTTCATTAAACCATTGGAGGTAAAATCTCCATCCATAATGGCACCTGCACTTGCAACATTTGTTGCATCTGTAACGTCAGCACTTGCTTCTATACCTGTAAGTTTGTCAAACAAAGAAGAGGACAAAACACCTGCCGCAGAACTCGTTGCAGTATTAATGGTTCCATCAGTACCATCACTTGACTGAACTGTTACTGTTGTAGTAGAAGTCCCAATAGTAATATTGGTAATACTTCCTGTGCTTGTGCTTAAAACATTCCAACCGCCATCGTAATATTTTAATTGGTCATTTAATGTGTTATAAAACAACTGACCTGTTACGGGACTACCGGGGTCAGAATCTCCACTATGAACCGCAATATTTGTGATTTGATTTTGGTTCATATCTATTGTAGACTGAACATCTAATGCGGTAAGAAACTTTAATGCCATAATTTTTTAATTTAAAAATGCTTTACCTGTTGTATTGTAAACAAAGGTAATAGTTATTTGCGAAAGCGAATCGTAAGTCACTTCTCCAACAACAACGTCGTGAGCAGTATCTACAACCTCAACCGCAGGATATTTATTTAATGAATGAGATATAACCCAAGTCGAACTTGGGTCTGTTTGCGTATGAACAAAATGCTTATCAGAAGTTGCTTTGCCTAAAACAACAACCGAAATTTCAGTAGGTTGAGAAACATCTACAAACTCAATGCTTGTATCATTGTTTATCTCAACCACATTGAGCACAATTTCATTTGTATAATTTATTAAACTTACTTCCGTTGCCATTAATCTGCTATATCTTCTATTACTTGAAAACTACCCCTCAAGTATGTTTTAACATCTGTTGCATCATTATCATTTGTTAGTTGCAAATCATAGAAATAATTACCTGCATCAAAATCACAAATAAAAGAATCTATTTTAACAACTCCTGTGCTTTGGTTCGTCCAAGTCAATCCACTTCCAATGGTCATTGTTTTGGTAATTGTACCCGACTTTGAGGTTTTTCTAATTACCATTTTTGGCGAATAATTTGTTAGGTCTTTTTCATTACCTGAAGTACTTTCATCATCATAAAATTTGAAAGTAATTATCTCGAATGTATCGCCCTTATATTGATTTGGTAAATTATATGTTGCCATGATACAAAGTTATTTATTTTTTATTTGTGCATACTTTTCAAAACCTCTGCTTCCAAAGTAGCTTACGTAAATTGTAATTAAAATATTTTCTAACAATTTTACCCACGCTTGGTCAATAGAAAATACCTCTAAAGAATCAAGAATTATGTAAATAGTAAATACAAAAGTTAGATATAAAAGAATTAGAGGGCGAACCATTTTTGCAAGTCTGTTATCTGAATTTGCATCAGCCTGCCATCTTTGAGTAACTCCTTCCATTTCCATTTTATCCATTTGGAGTAGTTCTAACGCAGTTTCTTTGTCCGCAGGTGCTAGTGCTTTATCTGTTGTAATAAGGTTCTTAACGAGCCCCAAAATGCCTTTATCAGGAACACTTTCACCTAAGGCAGTCATTATACCGCTCTTACCTATAAGAAATTTACCAACTTTTGTATCTTTTAACTTCTTTTTGGGCACTATCTACCTTTTTTAATGATTCTGTAATATGTACTTCCGTCTTTCTTTTTGTTTGCTTTTAATACTTGTTGCCTGTTATTTATGGAAGAAACATAACTAACGTGAATCCAATCAGGCTCTTCTTTAGTTCCAAACTCCCAAATTAATTGGTCATAATCTAAGTTGTCTTTGATATAGTCAAACAATTCTTTGTTAGTTTTTTCGCCTAACGATGAAATATCTATTGCTTGACCTGTACAATGTTGGCTTCTTTTTGACCCTTTTAAAAATGAATTTAGTTCAGTACTTCTGAAAAATGAATTGACTTTGATAGGTTCATTTGCCCAAGTACGAAGTGGCTCAAAAACCACCTCTGCCAATAGCATCATTTTTGAAAGTTGAGTAATGTTAGGTTTGTTTTCAATACCATTTTCTTCAGCGGTTGCACTACCAACTGCTTCTTTCATTGAAATATGTTCGCTTAACTTCATAATAATTGAATTTGAAATTGTAAGTCTAAATTACCAATTACATAGGTTCTATCTTTCTCAAAACTTTCATTGTATCTTACACCCTGATTTGTTACAGATGTAACACTTGCGTTGTTGCTTGAAAGGTCTATATAACCGCTTGTTCTTGTTCGTGTTAAATTTAGCACTTGGCTCATAATTTGATTAGCCTTTAATTCTCCACCACTATCTCCATCAAAACTTGTTACCACATCTATTCTAATGTTTACCTCTAACATATAAGAACTTGAATTGTAAAAATTTTCAATTTGGTCTGTGGTGTAGATTCTTATAAAAGGTGTCGCTTGGTTGTAAGGAGTAAAGTTATAGATAGGCACGTTTGCAGAATTGTAAGTAACATTACCATCTATTTTTGCTATAAGTTGTTTTCTTACTTCGTGTACTATTTCTACCATTACTTACTATTTTTCTTAATATTGGTCTTTAACCTTTCAATAAGGTTATTTGTTGCCCTATTTAAACTGCTATAAAAAAATGGTTGGGCTCTCATCTTTCGAGTACCAAATTCAATAAAAGATGCATAGTTTGCCAAGGCTCTAAAAAATACTGTTTTTTGATTTATAAAATCATAGCCAATACTCCTACGCAAGTTACCTGTATCAATAGGTGCTTTTTTCTTTGCCATTCGAGTAGCATCAGCTAAAGTCATTTTTAACTCTCTTGAAAAACCTTTATCGACATACTTTTGTTGCTTCTGCAACATACGTCTAAGTTTTCTTAAAGTCTTTTTATCTATTTCAGTTTTAATCAATCTTTGTTGCCTTTACTATTTTGTAAAAATCTTTTGAAGATTCGTAGATAGAATTTACCCTGTAAGTTGCAGTATCTCCCTCTACGTTCAAAATATCGTCGTTTTGAATTAGGTCTGCAGTTCTTTTTCTTACCAATAATTCTATTTCTATAAATCTGCTTATCCTGCCATTGTTCATTTCGATGCGACCTGAACCATTGACTTGGTATTTTGATGCCTCTGTTTTTCTTGCCCAAATTGTTTTGTAGTCAGCTATTGTTGATGTTGTTCCGCCATATCCATCAGATGTGGTTGACAATCTTTTAATTGTTACTCTTGTATCTAATCTTCCTGAAGCCATTAAAAGAACATTTTACGATAAGAACTAACTAACATTTTGGCACTATTAGGAATAGCATTTATACTATCAAAAGATATATCACTTCTGTTATCGTATAATGTGGAAACCATTTGCAAAATACCTTGCCTAAGAAACTCATCGTTTAAACCTAAAGTGTCGTAGTTTATTTGAACATCCTCTAGATATTCATTAAACTTTATTACCTCTTTATCTAGTCCTTTGATTTCATAATCATCAGCAGTTAAGGCAACACCTTTTGAGGTTATAGAGGATATAACTCGATTAGGTCCAAATGGTAATTCAATCTGCCCTGTAACTTTATCTTGAAAATAGCTTCTTGATTTTGGCATTATATCTCTTGATATATAATTTTCAATAATTGTCCTTGCCTGTACAATCATATTTACTATTAACAAATCATCAGCATCAGTTTCTATCCTAATGTAATTTTTTGCTTCTGCAAGAGTTACTATTTCACTCCCTACATTATAATTTATTTTAACTTGATACATCTTATATCGTTTTGTACAAAGGTAAAAAAAAAGAACCACCACTATTTTCAAGTGATGGTTCTACACACAGTAGGAAACGACTATGGGAGGAAGTCAAACGCGAAGTTATTAAAATAATTAGAATACTTATTTGTAAGGCTCACTCGAAAGGTTCTTTGGGTATGTAGATAGGGTATTATGAAAAAACCTCTGTACTCTACTACATACAAGGCTACGAAGTCCATATCGTGTATATCATAACTACCTACAGAGCCATCACCTATTCTTTTAACAACATTGAACCGATAAACATTTTCAATAAAAAAGTTTGAGCACTTAACTTGAACCTTGAAGATTCCTTTTTCTGTTTCAACTAAACAATCATATACTGCTGATTGCATTAAGGGTGTAGATACTATATGCC